ATGGATAAACCTGAACAAACTAAAAAGCCTATGCTTAGTTTTGACGATCAAGTTAAATGGCTTAACGATAATGCATTTCGTATTGATAAAAATGAAGAAAATGACGTACTTCATTTTTTAAAACGTAAAAATTATTTTTATAAATTGCAGTCTTATATTGACTGCTTTGAACAGCAAATAAAAAGTTTTGACATGCTGGTAGACATTTCAACAATTGATATGGAATTAAGGTATGTAATGCTAAAACTTTGCCTAGATATTGAACACGCTACAAAGTCATACATACTCCGTATAACAACAAATGATCCTAAAGAGGACGGATATGAAATAGTCAAAAATGTAATCGAAACTGATGACAACCCAAAGAAATTTAAAAATGACATATTCTCAAACGTAACAAAATTTGATACTAGTGATAATAAAAAACATATTTTGGAACCATACGCTTCCCACTTTGATAACCCTCCAATTTGGATTGTGCTTGAACTTTCAAGTTTCGGTAAATTAAGAGGATTTTTAAAATACCTATCTACCCAAAAGAAAAACAATTCGGATTTGCAATACCTGGAAAGATCTTTTAAGTATATTAATATTTTAAGAAATAATTGTGCTCACAATAACCCCTTAATAAACAATGATATTTTTATTGATGAAAAGGCTTTACCACACTACATCGTTACCACTCTTGGCTCTGATGGTATATGGTCTGAAATATATAAGCGACCATTATTATTGAATACAGCTTTAGCTTTAAAAGCACATAAAAAACTTTGTAGTGATTCCTCACACCAACACAGAATAGAAGATTTGAATCAGTGGTTAGAAAGAGCCAATCAAAAGAAACATTTATACTCTGATTGCGAAATCAAAAAAATGATTGAATTGATGAAAAAAATCGTTGACATATATGTCTAAAGTTACTAAAATTGAATCAGTAAATATGGCAATAGCCGTGCGGACACTTATGAGTGTCTTAGCACATACAAAAAGGGGAACCTATGTTGGTTCTCCTTTTTTGTATACCCTTTTAAATCTTTCTAATCCCTTGTTCTTTAAGCAATTAAATCCACTATAACTAATGTCTAGTTGGTGGCACATTTCATCTCGACTGTAATGCTTGTAAATCAAGTATTCAACCAAGATAAACCGATCTAGATCATCAATTGCATTGAGGGCGTCTTCTACTTCTTTTAGCTGGTAAGACAGGTCAACATGGTTTATCAGGCGGCTTTCAGCGCCGTTTCGGCTGCTATGGCTTGATACTCCATCGAATGAGGGACTAGAAACCTGATTAAAAGCCGTCAAATCACGTTTTAGTTTGGCATATTGCTTTAATAAATTACGAATTTTCTTAACATCTTGACGCATTGGAATCACACTTTCTGGTTCCAGATATATGTATAAAAAAGCGGGGCTATTACACCCCGTTCCGACTAATATCAACACAATCAATACTTATATTATAACACTTAAAACAAATATTTTCACCTATAATTGTTTCACATGAAACACGTTCACTTTAAAACTTATCCGGTTACTAAACCACGCAGTTGTTGGATCATGCTGACAACTTGATACGGTGTCTTTGTCATATCAGTTACTCGGTTTTGATACCAGAATTGTGTCAGCAACGATACAGCAAAGTCATACTGTTTATAGACAGTCAGATCTTCATTCTTGCTAACGGCCGTCTGCACGTAGTCCTTGGCGGCGTCTAAATAACTTTGAATCATTGGATCATCTTCGGTAACATCAATTCTTAGGCTTAGTTTAATATCATCAACGGTTACAGCCATGTAATCACTCCTTTTTTAGGGGGGGTAACGAATCGCGCCCCCCTTGGTTTTAATTTATGTATAGGGGGGTGTCAAATAGACACCCCTTGTATAGCCGTGCCCACTTTTGGGTACGATTACTTACCAGCAGTCGCAGTTCCTAATGCCACGTTGATTACAGCGGTCTTATCAATCACTTCATAATCGTTCCGCACAATTACGGAAAGCCCTTGGCTGAACTGGTCGAATTTGTCCCATTGGGCGGTTACTTGGTTACGCCGGAAGACAGCCACCGCTTGTGATAAGTCCCCCGCAATCATTGGGAACGTCCCGTCGGCGTTGTTAGCCAGTAATTTGTCACTAATCATGACGACTGGTGCCCCTAACAAGGTGAAACCACTGGGTGCCGTTGGGTTTGGCTGTAATAGGTAGCGACCCTCGGAATCTTTCAAGGTATCAAGGTAATTGAACCCGGATTGGTTCACTAGCCACATTTTGCTCAAGGCGGGATCTAACGTCACGTTGAAAATCTTTTTAAGATCATCAATGTTGGCAGCCGTCGCTTTAGTAAAGTTGCTACCCGTTAACAGGCCCATGATCTGCGTGTTGTCCGTGTTATCAACCAATTGTTGTAATTGCGTTTTAACTTCACTGACAATATCCACTTCGGCGTCTTCGACTACTTCGTTAGATAAGGCAATCTTACCCGCCCGGGTCTTCACGTCAAACGGCACTTCCGTAAACATGTTCGCGTCAACGTCAGCAATGTCGGCTAATTCGTCCTTAGTAGCCAGTACCGCAGATTGTTGGCTGGTGGCAATTGGATAAGTCCCGGAACCACTAGAAACTTGCTTAACCGTTGCATATTGGGCAAGGTTGTACTTAGATTGCTTTAATTGGAAAACGGGGGTAATCAGTTCCTTAGGAATAACGGCACTGGCACCGTCCGTCTTTAAACCGTCCCGAGTTTCCCCGTGTGTCCGTACATATTGCTCAAAGGCGGGAATACCAGTTTTGTTTTCGTTGCCATTGTCGTTGGTATTAGGATCAATAATTGTTTGTTTTGCCATGTTATCAGGCTCCTTTTCTTGGTTAATAAATTTTTCATAGCTACGGGTATCAACTTGAACATTGGTATCGTCATAAGCGGGAACAGCAACCACTGAAACATCGAACAAGCTCTTAACTTGATTAATGGTTCGGGTGATATTGCCATCATCATCTTTAGCCCATTCATCGGTGTTGTCGTCACTATCAAAGCCAAATGAACAGGAATCAACGTTCCCACTTTGAACTTCTTCGTATACATCATTAGCAAAAGACGTATTTGGTAGTTGCGCAATGAAATGTAGCCCCTTATCGTCCGTTTCTAGCGTTAACGTGCCCGCCTTGACACTGGCTAACACTTGGGTATAGTCGTGGTTATTAAGCATAAGAACGTTTGATAAATCGACACCATCAAGGGCCTTGGGGGTTACAATCTCGGTGAAACCGCCTAAATCTTTGCTTGGTGAATTCCATACAATCGCATAACCGCTAATTGTTTTGCCCTTAGATGTCTGTGAGTCTTTAGGTTGCGGGTCTGCTGAATTTTCAGCTGGCCCGTCTACCAGTGTTTCTGGCTGTGGTGTTTGTGCTCGCAACTCGGCGTCAATCGTTAACCGTCGGTCTTGTTTCATAAATTAGTCACTCCATTCTTTTGTAAGTTTAGGAAAATATCGCCATCGTCAGTTGGTGGTAAGCCAATCTTGGCCCGCGCTTCATTGCGGCTCATAATACCGCCCGTATAGCCGGCCACGGCTTGGGCTTGCTGGGTTTGCGGGTCAAGGCTCAATAACTTGTCCGTATTAAACGTGAAGTCATGGCCAAGCTTGAATGACAGCTCGCTGGTAAAGCTATCAAAGTAATGTTGCAACGTGCCTTGAAGATACTGCACGCCACTTTGCTCTTGGTTAGAATGATCGTTCTCAACCCCTAAGCGCTCCGGTGGTAAGCCAAAAGCTTTAGCAATTTGTCGGGTCGTCCAGTCATTCGAATTAACCAGCTTTAATACATCGGTATTTAAGGGAAGATTACTAATATCCATCGTGTCATCGGTCACAATCGTGTTGATCGCGTTGTCACCCGTATTGGCTTCGTCAAACTGGTTGCGAATATTGCCCTTAGCTTCCGGCCCTAAATCAGATTGATGGACTTTAATAATCGTGGTGCCGTGCACACCAGCAGTAAAAAAGCCGGTTAGCAATTTATTGCCGGCCGACTGAATCTGGCGCTCATCTTTGAGGGCATATAAGGGGCTAATCCCCGATACACCGTCTTTGGTGAAATATTTAAAATGTAAAATGTTGTTAGGCGCGATCTGACGACTGTTACCACCAATCGGGGTATAGGTGTAGGTTAACGCCCCGCTGACATCGTCTTGCTCAACTGTTATTTGGTTATTTTGCACAAATTTAAGTGTGTGATTAGGCAAAATCTCCGCAAAACTATTACCATTGAGTAACAGGTTAGCCGCCAACGCATATTTGAAATGGTAGCCGTCCATTTGGCTATTGGGGTTCTGATTAATCATCGTATTAAAGATGACCGTATCGCAAACAATCGGATTGCTGGCAATGTCGCTCGCAATAATGTTAATCGCCGCGTAAATGTCACTATTACGCAACACCGCCGCATTCACAAACGTATAGGGGTCATTGCTTGATAAACTAACCAAGGCGTCAGCCATCGGATCATGCGTGCCGCTGGTGGTACTGCTTTTAACGAAAAAACTCATTTAATCACCTCTTTGCCTTTTCATAATTAATTAGCAATGCTAACAGAATCATTGCCGCACCAGCCAGCATTAACCCCGCTTGCCAACTGATCCAGCAGCCAAAACCAATCACTAAACAGATTAAGCCAATCACCAACAAGATCGTTTGAAAATAGTCAGAACAGATCTGCCGCAGTCGCTGTTTTGTAGTAATCTTCTGCATGTTGTTGATCCTCACTTTCTTGGTAATAGTCCATACCCGCTACAAACGCGTTAATCAACGCCGCAATCGGGTCAATCCGATTACTATTTCGGGCTTTATCTAGTTGCCAGCCATTGTTTAATACTTTCAAGATGGCGTTATTGACCGCATAAGCGAGAATCTTGTTGCCGTTATGTTTAATCTTGTCATCGTAAAGCTGATCACGAAAATTACGAGTTGGAATATTCAAAGTTTTAGTTCCTTGTCGCACTTCAAACAATGGATAATTGAGTTTTTCAAACTTAGTAATCAAGGTCTGCGCATTGTACGGGTCATACGCGATGGCTTTTACTTTCCAGTTATATTGGCCGACCAACTTTTGCACGTAGTCGAATAGCTCATCATAATCAATCACCCCACTATCTAGTCGGGTAATACTACACTCGCCAGCGCGTTCCATTGACCGGTAATCAATCCCATCACGTTTAATCTTAGAATCAAGGCCGTACTTAGTGCCCACAAACGAATGACTATCACAATAAAATTGACCATTGCCAATTGGTATCAACCAACTAACCGCGGTCAAGTCATTACTTTTTGATAAATCAATGCCAATATAGGCGTCACGATTATGTAAGTCGGGTACCTTGGCCAATTTACCAGCGGCCCAATCGTCGGCTGAAATATAGCTGTCCTCACTGGCTTGCAACCACATATTGAAGTTCTTAACCAGTACCGGAATGAGATTATTTTGTTTAATGGCAAGGTCAACATCGGCCTGAATCTTTTCCGTCATGCGTTGTTTAACATGTGGTTCACTGAATAACGGGTTGGCCTTGATCCAATTGGCTTGATCGTAAACTTCTTCGCGATCGTCCAGTTCCCAGATTGCCACAAAGTAACGGTCAGCTTCAGTCTTGCCCTTTAAAACGTCCGTCAGCATATCATATTCGGCGTGCATTGGGACGTTAAGGTTAAGGCCCGAGGTGGAAATCACCGCCAGCAGGGAATTATCCTCTTGCGCTTGACCAGACTTCAAAACGTTGTACACCTTGCGGTCTTTAGCTTCGTGCCATTCATCTAAAATAACGGTAGTCCCGGCATAACCATCAAGCGTACTGGTATCACTAGCAAGGGCCAAAGCTTGTGAATCAGTTTCTAGGTCGGTAATGGCTTGTTTTTGCACCTTAACCCGTTGCCGCATGTACTTCGATTGCTTGCGGACTTGCCGTAGCCCACTTGAAAGCATGTCGTAGCCTAATTTAGCTTGTTTAAGGGCGTTGCTGACGAATAATACTTGTCGGTTGCGGGCGGGCTGACGTTCTCTTAAAAGACCATTAGCGGCCATACCAGAAGCCAGATAGGTTTTACCGTTCTTCCGGGCCATACTAATAAACGCCCGATCATAACGGCGGTTACCAGTAGTTTTTTCACGCCAGCCATACAGCTCACTAATAAGCCATTTTTGAAAGGGTTGCATGGTGAGTTGGCTACCGTCAGTCTTTGGCATTAATTCGATAAATTTAACCGCCTGTGCCGCTTTGTCTTCGTCATAGTAGAACGGAAAGCTATCGGTTTTAGAACGGCTTAAATCGCGTTTAAATCGCTCGCACGCCCATTTGATTTTTTGACCAGCCAATACTTGACCCGATAAAACTTGGTCAACATATTCAATCATGACAACATCGCCTCGAAAGTATCTTCGGGTGTCTCATCTTTCTGCTTGTTTAATTCCATGCGGGCCCGGCTCGATAGCGACATACCTAAATCATTGGCTAAGGCTTTTAAATCTTTCATCGCTTGTGACTGCAAGGCCACGTAAGGGTTCGGTTTACGGGAACCAGTCTCTTGATTAGTTTGTACCAGTCCATTCTTACGAATATCATTCTCACAAGTCTGCACCGTGGCATAAGCGCGGCAATAACTGGCTAACATGGCCCGGTCAAGTTCACTAATTGGGGTATTGGCCTTTAAATAAGGCGCTACCCGTTGCCATTCAGTTAAGGCCCGATCATGTAACCAATCTGGCGGGGTTAAATCAAGCACCGGATAATCAAACAAGGCCCGTTCAGCGTCCTTGCGTTGATCACGCTCATCATTGGTTAAATGCTTCTTCATACTGGCTAAGGCTTTTACTTTTTGGCTCATTCGGAGCACTCCTTTCGTTTAAATTTACGTACCAAAAAGCCCCCACGGGTTAGACCCATAGCGGCTAATTGATACATATATCCAGAACTCGTTTATTATACTTATATTATCGCACATTTTTCTAAAAAGTACAATTAATAACATGTTTATATTTACATATAACCCCCTGACTGTTTATTTGTTCAAATTTTGTATTATTAGTAGGGATATTTCACAATCCAGCAAAATCAGCAAAAAATCAAAGTTCAAAAGGGACTTTTATAAACACAAAAGTATGCTGTCCGCTCCTTTCGGGTCGACCATAGCCCCCCCATATCAACGTTTCTGGGCTGTCATGCTGTTTTGAATTAGTCTCGTGGCCGAAAATTCAGCCGCCAACTTGGATTGCTCACTCGGCCGAAAAATCGTCGCAGTCCATTGCCAATTTTGGCAACGTAGACGCAAAATGCGGGTTGGTTAACTCGGTCGAAAATTTCGACTCAGTAACTCAGCTTAACAAGTGTAGTCAGCACTACACTTGCTAGGTCAGCGGAAAACTCCGCTTAGTATCTCAGCTGAAAGTTCAGCGCAGTATTGCGCAGATCTACTACCTAAGTTAAACTTAGGCCGCTAAAGCAACCTGTCACGCCATTTTGGCGAGTCAGCTAGTGCACCAAGTTAGTGCGTCGGGGTCGTAACTTGCGACCGCAGATACTAAAAAGCGCCGCACCTTTCAGCACGACACTCATTGATTATTTAGTTTGTTGTTCCCGTTGTTCTCTAGCCAGTCTGGTCTTCCGGTTATGATGTCGGTAACACAGTGGTTGTAGGTTACTTTCATCTAAGCGACGTGACCAGTCGTCTTTGATTTCAATAACGTGGTCGACCACATCGGCTTTACGGATCACCCCATCTTGGTAGCACTGTACACATACCGGATTGCTTTCAAGGAACCGTCGTGACAGCTTGCGCCATGCTGACGACTTGTAGAATTGTTGATACTTGCTCTCGTCTGAGTCGTACATGCGTTTGTGGTAACGCCACTTGTTGGCAGCCACATGGTGCTTCTTGCAGTAGCGTGTGTCATAAGCAACCAACGTCCGACAACCGGGGTGCTCGCATTGTTTCACCGGTTTAGCCATGACCGTTGACCTTTGTTAGTGTTACAACATCATAGGCATTCAGTTCGCCATCAGAACTAACGCCAGCAACACGATACGTCACCCCATCTAATATTGCTTCCAAGGTTGTCGTGATCCGATCGTCATGGCGCACCGCAATTAGCTGGTTAGTTGTCGCAGTCGTACCAGTAAGGCTAATCGTGTTACTGATGGTCAACGTGTACTCACCACACCATACCGAGAAAGTCGGCGAGAACTTAGTAATGTTTTCACCAGTGTTAGGATTGAACCCTGACATTTTCTCAACGCCAAACTGTACCCGCTTATTTAGGCGGCTTAGATTATAGTTCTTCATCGTCATCACCTAACAATCCTGATTCGGGGTTAGTGAACCAATCTAGTACCGCTTGGCTTTCCTCTTTGTGTAAGTCTGTTAGTGCCGGATTACCATTTTCTTGATACTGAACAATTGCAACGAAATCAGGCTCTTCGGCAAAATTGTCTTTTGTATTTCGCACAAATTGATAAATATTAAGAACTACCACTTCACTCCCATTTCGTAAATATAAATGTTCATGTTGTTTAGGTTCCCGAGTAACGAATAACTCACATTGCCCCATCTTATTGTCACAGTCAATCATTCTAATTTTCATTATAGTTAGATCCTTTCTATATATTAATCATCTAATTGTTCCAACATCTTGTACGCATTTTTGCGCTGTTCTTCATCGCTTAAAGGATTATTCAAAACTTGGCTTGAAACGTTTCGGATAACGTAGGCGTCAGCTAACCAACCTTGGCTTGATTTCATAAAGTGATCGTCACTAAATTGTGCATAAATGGGGCACATGAGTTTTAAGTCTCTTACAGTTTCTGGCTCATATTCTCCATCTTCATTGGGGGTAAAGTTCCCAACCAATCCTTTATCTTTTGCTTTTTGAGTTGGCTCACCATTTTGATCTAACACACCATCTTTAATCAAGGCTCTGTAAATACACGATTTTAATTCATTAACTCTATTTGAGACAACTGGTCCATATTGTTTAACGCAAATGTCAAAAGCTTGCTCAACTAAACTTGGATAAATTACTTTCATTTTTCCTTTTCCTCCTGTACTTGAAACTTTTCGTTTTAACGTGGTACACGTGGTACACGCGGACAATCGTTGATTTAACAACGTTTCAAAGTGCCCTAACGTGGTTCATTACCCAGTACAACGTGGTACACTTAGCATTTTCGATCATTGTACGCGAACATATCCATGCGGAAACTTGCCGTTCATTCTAATTCTTTTAGCTTCCCAGCCGTCCATATTGTCCATTAATAACTTGATTCGCTTAGCTTCCGAGTTTGTTCGCCCGGTTAAATAACGATCCACTGTTTTATGGAAGACGATTTCCATGATTTCCAGAGTTGTTGTTTGATTGAGTAGTTTTCGTTCATTACTAACTTGATCTTGTAGCCACTTAGATTGATGGCCGTAGTCACTGACATAGCTTTGTTTTAAGCTGGTACTCATATTTTCCCAATCTGTGGGAACTTCCATTGCTAAAAACGCTTCGATGGCATCTCGCATAGGGTCGACAGCTTCCGCAGCCATCTGATACGCCTTAGCCTCTTTCACGGTGGCCCGATCCAGATATAGCGGTTCGCCATTTCTAAACCAATACGCGGCCTCCGCCAATACTTGAAGCATGTAATTCTCGTCCGGGTGCCATACATCTAATTTGGCCTTGTTGACCCCGCATTTAATTGGATAAAAGCGCCGTTCACCGGTCGCGTCCTTTAAATAGTCGGTTTGGTTAGTTGTGCCAATAAATACGCATTTACGTGGGTGCGGTAACGCATAGCGGCCGTAACTATTCCGATATGTGTCGGTTTGTGCACTAATAAAATTTTTAATTCCCTCAACGTCCGTTTTTTTCATGGCGGAAAGCTCGGCAACTTCAATAATCCAACTACCTTGTAACTGTTGATAATCGTCTTTCTGCTTCCCCATTCCTTTCAACGAATCATTGAATTTATCCGGGTATAGGTTCTTACCAGCCGTACTCTTACCAAGTCCTTGGCTTCCCTCTAAGATAGGGACAATTTCAAACTTAACTCCGGGAACATAGGCCCGGGCAATAAGACCAGTTAGCCATTTCTTAGTGATGGTGCGGGTGTAATGATTATCTTCGGCACCTAAGTAATCAATGAAATAACGTTCAGCCCGTGGCTGGCCGTCCCATTCTACCGCTTCAATACGAGCCTTAACCGGATTGATTGTCTTGCGGCGTGCCTCTGTAACTACTGCGTCGGTAATGTTCTCCTTGCTAAATAACAAGTTGTAATGATCTTCAATATAACTTCTCAATAACGTGTCATCACTATCATTCCAAAAACCTTTTTTGAACAGTGAATTGTCTGCTTGTGGTGTTTTGACAATTTGTTCCGAGAACTCGTCAAAGACAACTAGTCCTTTCAACATTTCGTCATGTTCCATAATTAAACGGATATTGTAAAGAGACTGTATTTTGATCCCATCGTCCGAATTTTTTTTGAAATCATTCTGCCAATCAGCGTCACGTTGCATTTTGATAACATTATTGGCTGCTTCTCGGGTCTCTGCTGGTAAATCCATTGCTTTGCCCATTAATGAACCCCCTTACTCTCTCGTTTTAAAATAGATTGAAAAATCACATTAACTTCCTTGCTTGGTAGTGCCGGATCAACGAACGAATCATTGATCACTGACAGCATGTTATAGACTGTCTTGGGATCAGCACCGACGCCAAACATACGACCGGCAATTTTAGTTAACCAAGCATTGCGATTACCTTGGGTTGTCCCAGTTACCATTTCATCTAACAAGCGACCGGTATACTTCTTTTGGCGTGTAGCATAGGCGCGTTCTGACGGCCAGTTCACTTTTTGCCCCGTCAACTTATCGACTAGCCATTTAGGAGCCGGCTTAATATCCGCCAAGGTTCGGCCACCTAAGGGTTCATACACTTTGCCGTTAATCTCACTTGGTGCAATCACCGTGAAGTCACTTAGCAAGTCAATTCCGGGCCAAACGTCAATTTTGCGAACCTTAGCACCCGCGTATTTAAAAAAGTAATGGACGCCGCCGTTAGCCGTCCGTTCAATGTAAGTATCTTTCGGCAACGTCAGCCCTTGCTTAAATAGTTGTACCAAGCTAGTCCGGCCGTTTTTTGTTGGCTCGTGCATATCAATGTCAACAACCAATAAATCAGATAAATCTAGTCGCAAGCCTAAGTTGTAAGTGGGGTGCTTTTTAAACCATGCAAAGATGGTGTTCTGGTCACTAGTTGCGGCTTGGTAGCCGGCCACCCCTTTAGGTGGCTTCTTCGTATTCTCAATTAGTGGATAAACCGCATAGCCTTGTTGGGCCAGCTCAATGGCTTTATCAAGCGTTGCGAACTCTTTCATTTTTCAGCACCGCCTAATCTTCGGGACAAATGGCATTGCTAACTGCCATAATCGAATCAGCAACATTTTGCATGTTTTCAACAACGTTTCCAGCGCGGTGGTCTGCGAAAAATAATCGTCCTGCCCATACATTTCCTTGATTAACTGAAGCAGACACCATATCTAAGTAGTCAATCGCCATTTGCAGATTGTCACGTGCCGCTGATAAATTCTTAGCTTGTTCCACTAATTCACTATTTGTCATTTTCCATTCTCCTTATTCGTGTTAAAATAAGGGAAAGCATATTTTGAAGTAACTCCATTCGACCTACTACCGTCCAAAGTAAAGTAGGTCTTTTTTGTATGCTTTCCCATGTGACTGACCTCACATTCCAAAATACCGACTCGGGTTCTTGATTAACTTAACTACCACGTTGCCAACAAACGACACAATCATAAACTTGATTGCCCATAAAATTGTTGTTGCTATCATGAAATCACCTCCCTTAAATTTATTCTGCCCCCGCACGGTACAATTAAATTTTATGTGCTTCCATGAACTTATCAGCGTCTAGTTGGTCAATACGTTTTGTACCGTTGATTGCAACTACTCGTAAACCCTGCTTAATATATTTGTAAAGCGTGTTGTATGACTTGATATTTAAGCAGTCCATAGCTTGCTTATATGTCATATAACGTGGCAATTCTTTTTGCATGTTGTTCCACCTCCCTTAAACTCCGTTATGGGGTATAAAAACATAATAAACCCCAATTTAACGTTTTGCAAGTTTTTGAATAAAAAAACTTTATTTTGAAGTATTTTCGAGTTATTCTTACTAAAGGAGGTATTCTTATGTCACTCAAAAATTCAAATGAAGATATAGGTAATCGAATTGCTAAAATAAGAAAAATCAAAAAAATAAAGCAATCAGAATTAGCACAAAAATTAAATATTCCAACAAATACGCTTGGTAATTACGAAAGAGGTGACAGAAACATACCAGCCTCATTCATTCCAAAGGTTGCTCATATTTTCAATCTGCCTTCCTGGTTAATTACTGATGGAATACCGGAAAATGTCAATGACTACTACACTTATGAATACTTTATTAATGCAAATGATGATGATTGGCAGCAATATTATGCCGAATTAAGCGCCACAAGATCAGCAGAAATTGCTTCGGAAAGTGCTGATAAAACAACAAAGATTATCGAGTATGTTAGATCTTTACTGTATATGAATGAATTTGAAGAAATTGATTATATTCTAGACTTTGTAAAACATGACAAAAAAGCAATCACAAATAAATACCGTCTCGAAAAAATTAAAGGTAACCCTACCGACATTTCAGCTTTGAAATATAACCCCTTTGAAGAATTAAGAAAAGAAAATGATAGTATCAAAAAGAAAGATTACCGTTTGTGGTTCAAGGGAACAATCGAACACGATTTAAATGAAATTGTGCAAAACCTAGATGATGGATCAAATTTAAAGAAAAGTCTCTCACAAATACTCGAACGTATTCATAAAGAACACCAGGAAGAAACTTTTTTCTAAATTATCTTCTTTTTCTTACATAACACTGCCCCCGCACGGTACGTTATGGAGGAAATTATAAATGGCAACAATCAAGAAGTATCAGGACAAGGACGGGAATACCCGTTATCAGTTTCAAGTTTATTTAGGTGTTGATCCTCAAACTGGTAAAAAGAAATCAACCCGGCGGCGGGGTTTTAAATCAAAAAGCGCTGCCCGTATTGCTTTATCCAGAATTGAAGTAGAGTTACAGCAAGAACCGGTTTTACCAGTTGATAATAATATTCTTTTCGTTGACGTTTATCACGAATGGTACGACCAGTATATTAACACCGTTCGTGAAAGTACTTGGGCACGGACTGCTGGCATGTTCGATAATCACATCTTGCCGTTGTTTGGTAACAAGCGGTTACGAACCATCACCGTCAACCAGTGCCAACGTGCTGTTAATCTATGGTTTAAAGAAGTCACGTACAATTACAAGCGTTGGTACAATTATCTGGTAGCAGTCTTTGAATACGGCTTAAAACACGGCTATATCACACATGATCCAGCTAAGATGATTACAATGCCAGTTAAGCCTGATAGTTGGGGCGACAAGCCCGATAACTTTTGGGATCGCGATCAACTAAAGACGTTCTTCAAGTGCATTGACCAACAAAAAGAGCCCGAAAAGTATTGCCTCTTCCGGGTACTAGCGTTTGCAGGCGTACGACGCGGCGAGTGTTTAGCCCTGACATGGCAAGATATTGACTTTGTCCATAAGACCTTGCGGGTTAATAAAACACTTACCCAAGGGAAACGCGGCAAGCAGATTATTCAAGCCCCTAAGACAAAAAAGGGCCGCCGCACTGTCAGCTTAGACAATACGACGGTAGAAATATTACAACGCTGGCATAAACAGCAACGTGAGTATTATTTGTTTTTAGGTTTTAATACGTTACAGCCGGATCAGTTAGTTTTTGCTAACACTAAGAACGGTTTTAAATCGCTTAATACTCCGGGTAAGTGGTTAAAGCGGATCATCACTGATTACCACCTAACCCCTAGTATTACCGTACATGGATTTCGACACAGTCACGCCTCCGCTTTGTTTGCCGCTGGTGCCACTATTAAAGAAGTACAAACCCGATTAGGCCATGAGGACGTTGCAACAACCCTAAATGTTTACACACACGTCACTAAGGGCCAAAATCAACAGGCGGCCAATAAGTTAGCCAATTATCTAGGCTTTTAAACTTGGCATATTCAGACAATTTTTACTAAGTGTACCACGTTGTACTGGGTAATGAACCACGTTAGGGTACTTTGAAACGTTGTTATATCAACGATTGTCTGCGTGTACCACGTGTACCACGTTAAAAAAAACATTTTCAGTTCTAGCAGGAAACTGGGTTATTTTAACACTTCATAGTAAAAGTAAGCCAATTGGTAAGCCAAAGGTAAAAAGTCTCACGTGAAACACCGCATAAGCACTGGTTTAATAGCGTTTATGTTTCAGTTGGGTTCAAACCCCTGACTGCCCATCATATAACCACACTAATCAGTTTTCACGCCGTGATAATCCACCGTGAAAGCTGATTTTTTTATTCCTACAAAAAAGCCTCAGGAAGCACAACGCAAAGTGCGTGTGACGTCCCTGAGGCTTTTTCTAACGATCTAATGTTTACCATCAGCGTAGCTAAGTAACTCAATTGCTAGGGTTATTCTTGATCAATATGGAAATAACCTTCAGGAGCTGCACTCGGCTGTGCTTGATGCCAATGTTGGCTACTACTTCCATATTTAGTTGGTTGTGGATCCGGTCCCATTGCAACAAAGCGCCGGCCCAATGCGTCCATAAAAATAACGACCCGCTGATATTCACGCGCAGGTGCAACTAACGTACAATTCTCATGCTTAATGCCGTAAACATCTACAAAATCCATTCCGACCACTTAGCTTTCTTGTTTAGCTGACAACCCGTCACTTCAAATAAAAACCGAACCAGTTAATGATAATGGTTCGGCCCAACAGTTACTATTGTGGTTGAACGTTCGTTGCTTGGGGGCCACGATCGCCCTGTTCTTCATCATAAGTTACTTTTTGACCTTCATCTAAGGTTTTAAAGCCATCAGTTTGAATCGCTGAAAAATGAACAAAGACATCGGTACCGTCTTCACCCGTAATAAAACCAAACCCTTTATCCGCATTGAACCATTTTACTGTACCATTCTTCATTATTAGATAAGTCCTCTCAGAACTGACTGCAGTAACAACATCGTTAACCTTGGGAGCGCCAATCAATCATAACGTTCCACGCGTTAAGTGGCTTAAGTATATCACATCCCTAGTTTTTAATCGCTGAAAACGGTGTGCATAACGTATGACTTTCCCCCATGATTCCTGCATACTGAGGTGTAAAGGGGTGACTAAGT